CCCGCATGCAGACGGACGTCAACAAGGTTGAGGCGGCAAGCAGCGACCCGTTCACGAGCCGCTGGCGCCCCTTCATCGGCTGGGTTTGCGGCTCAGCCTTGGCCTGGCACTACATTGGCAGGCCAGTGGCGTCGTGGTTCCTCCTGATGACTGGCGCAGAGGCGCCGATTCCTGAGGTGGAGCTGGGCGACTTGCTCGTCATCCTGCTCGGCATGCTTGGCTTGGGCGGCCTCAGGACAGCGGAAAAACTGCGTGGGGTGGCCCGCTAATGCCCCAGCAGCCCCTTACTCGCGAACAAGTCGAAAAGACGATTGCCCTGGTGGACGACGCAGTCAAACGGGGATTCAAACTTGGCGGAAAAATGCCTTCGGCTATTTCCGAGGCGGCGCGGATACAGGGCGTGGACAGAAGGCGCATTGAGCATCACGTCACCTGTGGCCAGCAACGCTACGGCATCGGCCTGCATATCCCCGTCAAGTCCACGAAGAAAATCAGCGAGGTGATGAAGCACCGGGTGGCAAACGAAACAGCCCCGGCGCCCACCTTGCCCGACTTCCCGGACGACGACATCGCGCCGGAAAAAATCATCGACCTGATGTGCCAGCGCTATTCAAAGCGCGCAGAGCACAAGGCGTCGAAGAAGTGGTTTCGCATCCAAATGCCGGACGACAAGCCCTTCGCCCTTTGGTGGTGGGGCGACCCGCATCTGGACAGCAACGGCACGGACTGGCCGCTGCTCAAAAAGCACGCGGAGCTGGCCAAGGCCGACAACGTGTACTCCATCAATCTGGGCGACACGCTGGACAACTGGCCGCACGCCTCAAGGTTGATTCGCCTGTACGCCCACAGCGACACCAGCGTGGAGACGGCGCGCAAGCTCGCCAAGTGGTTCTTGCGTGACTCAGGCATCCGCTGGTTGGTGTGGCTGTTCGGCAATCACGATTCCTGGGGCGGACACGTCGGGACGGACTGGCTAAAAGAGGTTGGCGGCACGGGTATCGCCATGGAGGACTGGGGCGCCAAGTTTGTTTTGGCCTGCCCCGGCGGGGCTGAGTTCAAAATCCACGCCGCGCACGACTTCCCCGGACATTCGATGTGGAACCCCACCCACGGCGGGCAGCGCAAAGCCTACATGGGCGAAACGGCGGACATCTACGCCTGCGGACATCGCCACAACTGGGCGCTGCACAAGGAAGAGCACGCGGAGCGGGGGCACACCTACAGCATCCTGCGGGCAAGGGGTTACAAGGCCATCGACGACCATGCGGAGCGACTGGGGTACGGCCAGCAACTCCACGGTGCTTCCGTGGTTTCGGTGTTCGTCCCGGACGCGGGCAGACACTACAACTTCGAGCACCCGGAGGACGGCATCCTTTTCCTGAAGGCGCTACGGAGGAAGGCGGCATGAGCGAGCCCATAGACTTCGAGGCGAAGAAGAAGGAGCGTCAGGACAAGCTCAACGCCCGCACCGCTGGCCTGTACGCCTGTGAGTGCGGTTCAGCCATTTTTCGACTGTGGGACGACCAGTTGGTGGAGTGCATAAATTGCGGCGGGGCTTTGGTTGGATTGAGGATTGTGGACGATGAATAACCTTCTAGCTGACTTCCTGCGCCGCCGGGATGCTTACAAACCCAACCCGGCAATCCAGCGGCAAGCCCTGTTTGATAACGCCCCTGTGGGCTCCGTGGGCATGCCTGGGGGATTGTTGACGGCAGAGCCCGAAAAGCCGAAAGGCGCCACCGTGGGTGGTTTGCTGACTGCCGGGGCGATGATGCCGGGGCCTACTGGCGACGTGCTGGGGCCGTTGGCGGATGCGTATATGTACGCGACGGACCCGTCCAGTCGGAAGATGTCTAATTACGCCTTGTCGGCGGCTGGATTGTTGCCGTTTGTGCCTAGCGTTGGCGCCATGCGATTCATTGACGTGACGAAACCGCTGTCAGAGCAAAAGACGATGGTCAAAGCCGCCATTACGCCGCCGAAATACATGGACGCATACAAGAAAGGCGTGGAATTCAGAAAGCGGTTTAAGGGGAAGCGAATAAACTGGGAGGAATTGCCCTCCAAGGAACTGGAATTTTTTGGCCGTTACGACGCGGCGGACAGTGCCTTTTTTAAGTCTGGTCTTAATGGGTTGTCGCCGCCCCGATTGACAGAGGGAACGCGGTACGGAAACGCGCCAAGTGGGCATTCATACAACCAAATGACCGGCACAACGGAAGCGGGCGTGTCGATGGCGACAGTAAAAGACCCGAGATTTGATGATGCGTGGGAGCGCAATATAGGGGCCATTTTTTTAAGCGCAGAGCGCCCGAAGAAAAAATACCAAGGGTTCGTGCTTGACCCGTCAATTCGCGGGGGAGACAACGAACCGCTGATGATTGCGGTGAGAAAGCCAGAGATGCCGAATGATTGGTACAAGAGGCTGCTGAAAATCTACAAAACGCCGGAAGCCGTCAATGCGGCGCTGGAGAATCGCGGGCTTCGATTCCCGCCTGATTTTGTGCCTCGCTAGGAAGCCCTCAAGCGCTCGCAAAGTTCATCCAAAACCTGCGCCCGCTCAACGCACAGGCGCAGCAAATCGACTGTCAGCCCGTCCGGCGCCGGCTGCGCGCCGGCAATCCACCGGCGCATGGTGCGGTCGCTGACGCCCAGATCACGGGCCAGCGCTGTTTGCCATTGCTGGCCGTACAGCGCCTGCCCGCAGGCTACGAGGAGGGCGTGCATTAAACAGCGCACCACTCCGCTCCAAGGGCATCTGCAATGGCCTTGCGGCCAATCCGCACGCGCGGGCGCCCTTCCGGATTCTCGTCATGCTCGGCGCACAACTGAACGAACTTCAGAGCAAGGGCGCGCGACTCAAAGTCGCAAGCTGCCATGTAGGCATAGCGCCCGCTCTCGATGCGCCAGAGGCCGGTGTCGCTGTCTTTCTCAATGGTGTGCATGGCTCATGTCCTCCACAGTCACAAAATCAACGCCCCAATCGGTGACGACCTGAGCCTCGCAGCGCGCCCATCGGTCCCCACCGCAACGCTCGCGCGTCAGCCGGGCCTTGATTGCCCGGACAGTTCGTTTGCCGGTGTACAGCTCAGTGGTGCCGAGGTCGCCCTCGCCGGAAACGATGTATAGCGGGGCGGTGGCGATGAGTTCGTCGATTTTGATCATGGTCGGGTCTCCTCCCGTTTGGCGCGGACCCTATGCCCTGCGCTGTGTCCTAACCTTAGGACAAGGGCGGAGGGGAGTCAACAAGGAATTGCTCATGCGGTGTGCCTAAAGTGTGCCCATTTTCGTGCGCCCCCATGCGCGTCCCTGCGGGGGCAATTTTCCAAGCTGCTGAAGTTATTGATTTGATTGGCCTCGCCAGTAGGAATCGAACCTACATCTGGCCCTTAGGAGGGGTGCTTTACCCCAAATAAAAACAGCCGCTTGCGGAATTCTGTGCCCAATATGCGCCCATCGTCGTCACAGCTTGAGGAACCGTACCGCGTGCTGAATGGCATCCGGCGCCAGGTGGGCATAGCGCTCGGTGGTGGTGATGGACGCATGGCCTGCCAATACTTGCACCGTCCGCAACGGCACGCCCGCGCTGACCAGCGCCGCGCAGAAGGTGTGCCGCAGGCAATGAAGGTGCCCCGGCAGTCCGGCCCGCTCGAGGTGCCGCCGGAAAGCCGCTGTAAGGGCGTCTGGGTGGACTTGCGGAATCACGTAGCCCGACGCCTTGGTGAGCGGCTCAAGGGCTTGCAGGGCTTCCTGCGCGCCGTCTGACAGGGGCACGACGCGCCAACGTCCGGACTTTGTCCGGGCACCTTGTTCGGACAGGATGCGGATGCCCTCGGGGCTGACGTGCGCCCATTTGAGCTGTAGTCCCTCGGTGCGGCGCATGCCGGTGTTGGCGTACAGCCGCCAGACGGGCGCCCAGTCGGGGAATCCGTTCGGGGGCAGGCCCTTTGCTCGTTCATCACCGGGGCGGTGCTGGCTGTGCTGGTACAGCCGTTCAAGCTCGTCCGCCGTGTACCATTCCGGGGGCTTGCTTCGCACGTCCTTTGGCGCCCGGATGCCGTGGGCCGGGTTGGACGGGATGAGCCGCAGGACGACGGCCCGGTTCAATGCGGCCAGCAGGCTTCGCAGTTCCTTGGTGACGGTGGCCGGTTTCGCGTGCGCCAGCCGTCGCCCTTTCCAGTCCTCGACGCGGGACAGGCTGATTCTGTCCAGTTGCAGGGCGCCGAATTCGGGAATGAGGGCGCGGCGCCATCGGCCTTCTTCGGATGCTTGGGTGTCCGGGTATTCGATGGCCCGCCAGGGCAGATATTCCTGCTCGGCGTAGGCTTGAAGAGTGGGGACGCTGCTGGCCGGGGACGGCAGAGCGACGACGTTCGAATAGCGTGCGCGTTGTAATTCCTCGGCCTTCAGCCTTAAGAGCTGCTCGGCCTCGCGCTTGGTGACGGCGCCGAGGCTCTTCCGGTGGCGCGTGCCGCCCTCTCGCCATTCGAGTACCCAAGCCGCGCCGCGTCGGCGGATTGTTGCCATGCCTGCTCGATTGCCCGCTGGATGTCCGCCTTACGGTAAACGATTTTGCCGGCCCACGGGATACCGGCGATTCCGTAGCGCTTCCGCATTTCGTCCCAATGGCGGGGGCTCATGCAGGCGTAGAAGGCGGCCTCCTCGCGGGTGAGGTAGTCCTTGCCGAGGATGTGCGGGGCGTCTGTCATTTTGGAGTTCGGTAAGATGCCCACGCAACGCAAAGCGCAGAGCGCAACAGCAGCATGTGCTGATGGTCGTTCGGCGCGTCGAGCGCAAACGTGCAGCCGTCCGCGCACGTCTCCGCGCAACCGCACTGCGGGCAGTGTGCAAAATAGAACGCCGCCGCTTGAAGCGTCCTGAATTTCTCTCGTTCTTCGTCTGCGCCTTCAATCCGCGGCTGCATCCTTTCTATTCGAGCGCGAAGCCTGTGTATTGTTTCAATTGCAGTGTTGAGGATGTCAGCGCCGGGAGGGCGGTTGTAGAGAACGGCGTCAAGCGCCTGAAGTTTTTTTCTTTGTGCCTCACTCATTTCCAAACCACCAAAGCAAAAGCCGCACCACCAAAGCAAAAGCCGCCCCAACAACCGCGCCCACCAAGAAAAACGCGAACTGAACCGCCGCGCGCCAATGGGCCTCTGCCCACAGAGCCAGGATTTCGTCTTGGCTCATTTCCCCATCACCTCGCGCACGATGTCGTCCTCTGAATCTGCCTCCAGCGCCCTGCATAATTCCGGGTAGTCACGCCCAAACGATTCGGCGGCTCGCTGACTCAGCCATTTCACTCCGTTTTCCAAATCAACGCTAAGTGCGTCATTAAGCATGCCGCGATATGCGCCGATTGCCTCTCGAATCATCTCCTCCACGCCAGCGGCGGCGAGGGCGGATTCTGCCATGCGATACCACCACTCGTAGCTAGTCCCGTAAAACTGCTCGCATACCGCCCGCGCCATTGCCTCGATTCGTTCGTCGTGGGTCATGCGTCACCTCACCACGCATTCATATTTGACGTAAACGATTTGGCGCTTTGCCTGCCAATACGCGGCATTCTCGCAGCTATCTACTACCTCATCCCAATCGCTGTAGTGCGATTGAACCGGGCCTGGCGGCAACGACGCCATGCATTGCTTAAAGAGTTCCGCCCGCAGGCATTGATCGGTAACTATCTGCGTGGCGCTATCGCAGCCCGCCATAAGCGGCAGAGAAACGGCGAATACAAACTCGGTGCGAGTCATAGCGTCTCCTTTCGTGCTGCGTCGATGGCGGTGACTTCTTCGCGTCGAATGGTGCAGCGCTCAACGGGAATATCGTTGCACGACACAAGTTTGCGGCGCACTAACTTGCCAATCTCGGCATCGAGCCGCAACCTTTCCACCTCTTCGCGCAACTCCTGAATCGCCAGTAGCGCCGCCTCGTCGTTTTGCTCGCATTTCAGATCAGCGCAAGCGTCGCGCATAAATTCCCTGAGCAAGTCCCGCTCCAGCCGCGCCTCGGCGAGTTCGGCACGGAGAGCGTCGCACTTAACTTCCTCGATGCGAAGCTGAGTAACAGCGTAGCTAAATGGATCGCCCATCATTCACCCCCTGCCAGCTTCGCCGCTTTCACTACAGCCCAAATGGCGAAAACGACTAAAAGTACAAAATACTCAAATTTCATGTCTCACCTCGCGCTATGTCGATGGTGGCGTCCAGCGCCTGAAAAGCCAGCAGGGATCGCGGCTTGCCGGGATGATTCTTTACATACAGCGCGGGCACGTCCACGCAACTGCGTAGCCACCGATACCGCTCCGCATCCGCCCGCAGACCCGCTGCTTCCTGCTCGGCTTTCTCAGCCCGCGCACGTTCGGCGGCGAGGTCGGCGCGGAGTGCTTCCACTTCCCTGCTGTCGTATATGCGGCATTCTTTGAGCGCGTCGTAAACTCCGAAGCTCACTTCCCACCCCCTGCGCGTGCCGCGTCGATGGCGGTGCGCCATTGGTCGGGCGTCCACCCTTCGCGTATCCCGGTCATGTATGCGTTTATAAACTCACCGCCTTTAAGTTCTGGGCCGAAGTACCAGTCCAGCCGCTCACTATCCCGCCGCGCCTCGGCGAGTTCGGCCTCTAGCTCGCACACCAAGCACGACCGCGCAAGCGAAAAGTGCTGGCATTCCAGGTTATCGGGCATCGGATCCTCCGTTCACGATATGCTCAACCATTGCGATGCGCTCACCGATCCACCGCATGACCGGCACCGCCATTGAATTACCCAGCGCCTTGTACCTTGGGCCGTCCGGGCACTGCTCGCGCTGCTTGTTGCGGTAGGGAATCAGCGTGTAGTTGTCCGGAAACCCCTGCAGTCGCTCACATTCGAGAGGCGTCAAGCGGCGGACGTGCATGGCATGCTGCAAATACGTTTGCTGTTTCGCACCCGGCTTTGCCGCCAACGCGCCGACCACGTCCATCGTGCGGACCTCGTCGCGCTGGTTCTGGGCGAACGCCACCGCCACCAAATGCCCATCGGTATCCAGCGGGCCGCTCTTGTCGCCGTACTGAATGACATCGGACTGGCGGGCGTCGAAGGCGTGAGCGACGGCTCCTACGCCGATACCTCCTCGGCCGCCATTCGGCGTTAGCAGCGCGTTAGCGGTGCCATCCTGCCGGTACTCCAGGTTGTGCGTGTCGCCACGGCCACGGATTGCCAGCGTGAATGGTTGGATCACCGGCACCAGTGGCGTTCCTCGCCCAGTGCCGTCCTCGCTGGCGTCGAAGCCTTCGCCGCGGAGGGCGTGGGCGACGATGGGCGCTTCGTGCAAGCATGTCAGTGCCGGGCTGCGCTCGACAGCGATCTCCGCGTTTGCCTGGCCGCTCGAAATGCAGACCAGACTTTCTACGCTGTCAACGTCGCGCCCGGGTCCGTTTGCGCCACCGCCGTTAGCGCATCCTGCAATGGTCGGGGCAGGCTTTTGCCACGTTTCCCGGCGCGGCGGAGGATTCCCTCGCAGGCTTTCGCGCTCAAAAAGAACCGCTGCGGCACGTCGCCAGTCTCCAAGACATCCGACAACGAACACACGGCGGCGTCGCTGGGCCAGTCCGAAGTACTGAGCGTCAAGAACTCGGTAGGCGAACCCATACCCGAGTTCGCCCAGCATCCCGAGGAAGGCGCCAAAGTCCCGTCCTTTGTTACTCGACAGGACGCCGGGGACGTTCTCCCAAACCAGCCACTGGGGGCGATAGCGTTGAGCAATTGCGCCAAAGGTAAGCATGAGGTTGCCACGCGGGTCATGAAGTCCCTTCCGGAGTCCTGCGACGCTGAAAGATTGGCAGGGGGTTCCTCCGACGAGAACATCGACATTTGCATCAGGCCACTCCTGAAATTGAGTCATATCGCCCAGGTTTGGCACCGTGGGGTAATGGTGTGCGAGGGCAGCGCTGGGGAAAGCGTCCACTTCACTGAATGCGACCGGCTCCCATCCCAACGGATGCCACGCAACCGTGGCGGCCTCGATGCCGCTGCACACCGATAGGTAGCGCATCACATCCTCCTCGGCCGGCTGCCTTGAACGCAGCCGACATACAATGCCTCGACGTAGCGGTCAGGCCGCGCCTCCTGCGCCTCCAGGTGCTCGCGCACGACGGCCAGACAGCGCTGCTCGTCGATCCCGGTAAACACCATCGTGCTCGTCGGCACGCCGCCATCCAGCCAAGCCAAGAGCAGCCACCAGCCCATCAGATTTCACCTCCTGCCCGCTTCGCGGCTTTCGCGGTACGCACAGCGCGGCTTTCACGCGCCGGGGGCCGGAGCGCGGCCGTCCTTGACCATCGCGTACCAAGTGCCGAGCTTGACGGAGCCGGCCGCAGCAGCCATTGCTGCCGTCACCAGCGCGCAATCCTGCAATGCTGCGGGAAGCAACTGCTCTCCATTTTTTAAACTCATGCTGCGTCCTCTAGAACGGGATCTCGTCGTCGAACTCTGGCTTGATTGCCGCTCGCGCCTGCTGCACGCCGCGCTTTGCCGTTTGCTTGTCGCTTTCCTCGTCGTACATCGAAACCATCACCCTGTCGTCGTTTTCCTTCCGAGGAAACGCAGCAAGGTTCACCGATGCATCCAAAGTGACGTATTCGCCGTGCTGGCCCTGGTGCAGGTGCCCAATCGTCTTGTAACGCTTCTTGGTTTCCCCGGCGTTGTTCGTGTATTGGCCCGTGACGACGACGAGGCGCTTCAGAATAGTCATGCCGCTTCCTTCTTCAGTTGCTTCAAGAATTGTTTGGTGTTGGCGTCCAGCAGTTCCCACACAAGCCGCTTGCCTGTCTGGCTCATTTCCTCAACGAGCTGCTGCGCGCCGTGTTCGTCGCCCTCAATAGCGCACTGACTGAGGGCGTCCACGTAGTCCGCGCGAATCGTCGCGGCCCGCTGTTCCAGTTCGCGGCAGGCGGCTTTCTGTTTGGAATTGAGCGTGCCGAATGCGCCACGGTAGGAATCCGTATTTCGGGCCACCTCGAGGACGGCCCAGTGGTCGTTAGCCTCAAGGGCTTTTACCAACCCGGCCAATGCCAAGGACTGGGCGTTAGCCGCGGTGTTCGTGGACTGGACAGCCGCGTTGCCGTCGTCGTCTTCATCCGCCACAACACCAATCGCAGCGGCCAGTGAATAGCGCTTGGCGTATGTCATCGCGGAGCCGTAACCGTGCGCGTCGTGCTTGCCAACGGGAATCGAGAATTCCGCACGCATCCACTGGCCACCGTGAGCAAGGCGGGTGACAAGGTGTAACCGCCCATCGTCGGAGTGAACAGGCCACTGAGTGACGGCGATTTTGTGCTTCGCCAGTGCCTGTCGGCAGGCCGTCCAGACGGAAGCCAAGTCGGCGTACTTGGAACGAAACGCCGGGTTAACCTTGTCCTTCATGGCCGGTTCAATGTCGCCCTGCGCGGCAGCTAAAGCCGCGTCCAGCTTGTCCGTCTCTGTGCTTGTCTCAAACATCGTCGTCCTCGCTCAAAATCAGTTCCCAATCCTCATCACTGAGAATCAGCATGTCGTCGGATTCCTCAGAGGGCTCAACGAACCACAAGTCATCCCAGAATTCCGGCTCGTCGCCGCGCGGCAAATGCGGGTCAACCATGGCGGTATGCTCGGTAGTTGAATTCGCGCTCAAATTCCTCGCGCTCGTCGTCCTCGAGGTCGTCCCAAGAGCAGCCGGGGAACATTTCGTCCATCAGGTTGCGGCTGATGCGCGCCATCGAATCGCGCTCGATGCGCTCGTCAGTCAGGCCGCGCGGGTACAGTTCGGATTCATCCATGTCACCACCTCACACAAATCAAAATCACCACAAACGCCACGCACAGCAGTTCCAAAACCCACCCAACCCAATCGGCCTTGATGATTGGGCGGGGCTTGTAGTCGTGGCGAATCATCGGGGCACCGCCATGAAGTCGCGGTGACGGGCCTGATTCTCGGCGTTCACGTCGTAGTTGATTTCGGGGTGTTCGTCGTGCCATTCATCCAGCGCCGTCTCCCATTCCTGCTCGGCCTGCGTTTCCAGTTCGTGCATGAGCAAAGCGCAGGCGGAAGCGGCGAACGCGCGGCCAGAAGCCGCGAACCAGGCGGGCTCGTCAAAGCGGCTTTCAATCAAATCGGCCAGCTTGTGCGTGAACACAGCGGCAAACTGGGATTCAGAGGACGCCGCAACGCATGCATCAAAGCCGTCGCCCCTGAGAATCTGGGCGCAGATTTCCATCTGCACCATCGGGGCGAGGGTGTGCCATTCCTGGCCTTCGCAGTGCTCGCGGATTAAGTCGCGGTAGCTCATTTGTGCCTCCCATGCCGCTGTTTGTGCGGCTGTGGGAGGAAGTAAAGCATACGCTTTGCGGGCAGTCAAGCGAACGCTTGAGCAGAAGGGCAAATTTTTTTAGGTTTCGGCTTTGCGGGTTTCGCGCTTCGTAGCGTCCGCGAGTTTCTGCTCGAGGTTGGTGTAGCGGGGGTGGGCCGGCATGGCCAGGGACTCAACGATGCCCAGCACGTGGGCCTGCACGGGCGGGGCAAGCAAGTGGAATGCGTCAACCAAGCGCTGCGTTTTCTTTGGGAGCGTCGCTGGCTCGTCGTGCTCTGAGCCCGTCATTAGCCATTGAACGGACACCCTAAGCCTGTGACTTAAAAGCGGAAAGTGTTTGCGTGAAACGCGCCCAGTTTGCAGCCAGCCCGTTACCGCTTGAAGTGACACGCCGCAAAGCTCGGCCAGCTCTGTATTGCTCACGCGCTCGCGCTGCATGGCGAATTTGAGGCGTTCAGCGATGTCGGCTTTTTCGAGCATGAAGTCATTTTAGCGGGAACATTTCCCACTAAAGCAAACACTTGACCGCAAAGGCAGCATATGCTTTAGTTCGCACATGAACGCACTAAAGTATGCAGTTGACCTCGCAGGCGGGCAGGCGTCGCTTGCCAGAGCGCTATCCGTATCCGACCAGGCCCTTAGCCAATGGGTGCACGGAAAGCGGCCAATCCCAATTCGGCGCGCAATTGATATTGAGCGGCTCACCGCAGGAAAGGTGACCCGTGCTGAATTGAGGCCGGACATCTTCAAGTGAACGAACCTCCCCGTTCTCACCCCGAGAACCCTGCCGACGACGACTTCGTCGGCTTTTTTATTGCCCTTGCCTACGCGATTCCGTGTGGGCTGCTTCTTTGGGCCGCAGGAATAGCGGCCTTCATTTGGTTTGTGGAATAGGAAATGGAGTACCTCATGCGCCCACAACATGCCAACGCGGCGAAGCTCGATGCAGAGCTGCGCGTCGCGATTGATGACGAACTGAAAAGCGAACTGGCGGCGCTGGCCGTCATGTCCGGCAGGCCGCTTGCTGAATATGTGCGAGACGTTCTGAGCATTCATGTCAGGGGCAGTCTCACATACATGCGAAGCCGAATGGCAGGGCCGGAACAACGGAGGGAATGAAGGATGGGGGGCGAAATGAATGGTTATAAGGAATTTTTAGATCGCAAGCGCATCAGCGCACCGGCCTGCGGGCTGGCCAGCGTGCCGCCGATGAATGCTGCGCTGTTCGAGTTCCAGCGTGACATCGTAGCGTGGGCGCTTCGGCGTGGCAGGGCTGCCATTTTCGCGGACTGCGGACTGGGCAAAACCCTGATGCAGCTCGAATGGGCGCGGCACATTCCTGGCCGCGTGCTGATTCTGGCGCCGCTGGCCGTCGCCGCGCAAACCGTGAGAGAGGGCCAAAAATTCGGCATTAGCGTTACGCATTGCCGCGATCAATCACATGTGCGTGACGGTATCAACATCACGAACTACGAGATGTTGCAGCATTTCGACCCGTCCGAGTTCACCGGCATCGTGCTGGATGAATCCTCGATTCTGAAAAGCTACGACGGGAAAACGACGATGGTCCGCAAGGGCCGTTCTCGGGTTGCCGAGTACGCACTGTAAGCGACGCTTCGGCAATGAACTATTACGAACACCACCTCGGCGATTATCTGCGCGATACGGCGCACCTCAGCATGCTTGAGGACTGCGCCTACCGCCGACTGCTGGACGCCTACTACGCGCGAGAACGCGCTCTGCCGGCCGACGTGCGCGAATGCTGCAAGTTGGCCCGCGCCTCGACAAAGCAGGAGCGGGACGCCGTGGCTTATGTGCTGCGCGAGTTTTTCGTGTTGCAGGACGACGCCTACCACCAGGCGCGCGCCGACAAGGAAATCGCACGATTTCAGGACAAGCAGCGCAAGGCAAAGGCATCTGCGGATGCACGGTGGTCGCAATACGAACGCAATGCGGGCGCTATGCGAACGCATAGCGAAGGAAATGCACCGCGCGCCCGTCCCCAGTCACCAGACACCAATACACCTTCACTACGTTCAGGTGTAGCGCGTGGGACGCGCCTGCCAACTGACTGGGTGCCGGAGGTTGAGCAGGGGCAATGGACGGCGTTGCAAGCCCGGGAACTGCCGAAGTTCAGGGACTACTGGACGGCGCAGCCCGGGCAAAAGGGCGTCAAGGCGGACTGGCAGGCGACGTGGCGAAACTGGATTAGGAAGGCAGGGGAATATGCAGAAAGCGGGCGACATAGCGGGGCGAGCTCTGCAAAACCACTCTCAGCGGTCGAGCGAGTCCGCCAAGCCTGCGGGCTCGACGATGATGGATTTCCTCTGGGGCCGGATGACGGAAATTTACGGCCACAAGTGGACGAGCAGCTACGGGACGAAGCCGACGGACGTGTGGTCGAAGCGCCTTTCCGCGTTGTCGCGGGATGAGCTCAAGCGCGGCGTCATGGCGTGCGTTGAAGGCGGTGAGCCGTGGCCGCCGTCACTGCCGGAATTTATCGCCATGTGCCGCCCACCGAAGCGGGAAAACGCCAAGGCGTACTCCACGGCGCCTATGCTGCCGACGCCTGTGTCGTCGCGGGAAACGGCTGTGAGTTGGCTCACGAAGGCACGGGCGGCGATTCGGTGAGCTGGGCGAGAACCCCGGAAGGGCACGCAATGGGGCCGTACCGAATCACCCGAAAAGGGCCTCGGTGGTGGGCCAGATTCCAGCCGCAAACGCCGAACGCACACACCCGGCACCCGGTGTACTTGGGCATGCACACGAGCGTGCAGGCGGCGAAATCGGCCTGCGAGAAGCACCGTGATTCCCAGCTCGCGGAAGCCTGAATGCAGGGACTGCGAGCGCGCGGGCTCGAGCTACGACATGGGCTGTCGTGGCTGTGTTGGCCGATGGTTGAGATTCCTCCGGGGTTTGAATGTCGGGGAGAAAACATTTCAGGCGTGGTGCAAGGCGGCGGCGAAGAAATGCGGGCGGGAAGCGGTGACGGGATTTTTGAGGGAAATGCAGGTGCGTGGATATGACTGACGACATCCCCCAGGGGTTGCCCAACGAAGAATCCGTGTCCCGCGCTTTGCACTACCTCGCGAGAACGGATGAGCCGTATGCCAGGGCCGTGGCCCAGAAGGAAGCCTCAGAGGCTCGGTGGAAGATTTCCCGCGAGCTGGCGTTTCTGGCAAGCGAGGGAACTGTTGCGGAACGACAGGCGTCTGCGGCCACCAGCGCAAGCGCAGTTCAAGCAATGGAACGCTACGAGGAAGCGGTGGTGCAGTTGGAACTGCTGAAGGCGAAACGGAAGCGGGCTGAGCTGGTGATTGACGTTTGGCGCAGTCTTGAGGCGAGCCGCAGGAGGGCGTGAAGGTGCCGTTTTTTTACCTCGCATACAACAAAAAAGAGCGGGAGGCGCTCAAAAAAAAGGCAATGGCAAGCGCGAAGCAATGCACAAAATGCCTTAAGAAGAAACCAATAGACGCGTTTTTTAGGCGAAAGAGAAGCGCGGACGGCCATTTTAGTTGCTGCAAGGAATGCCACCGCAAGTTCCCCTCGGAACTGGAAAACGCAAAAGTGAATCTCGAAAAACGATACAGGGGGTTTGAAACTTGAGCCTGCTCATTACCCCGGCGGATTCCGCGTTTTCCAAGTGCGTCCGGGAGCGGGCCGAATGGTACTGCGAGCGATGTGGAACGCATTACGAGCACAAGCCGCAGGGGCTTCACTGTTCCCACTACATGGGCCGGGGGAACTGGGCGACAAGGTTCCATCCGAGGAACGCGCTGGCACTGTGCTACGGCTGCCACCAGTACGTCAGCAGTCGGCCAAACGAACACAGCGACTTGATATGGGGAATACAGGGCGTCGTGGCAGTGGATGCGTTACGCGCTTTGGCGAACAAGCCAGCAACGGGTTTGCGGAAAAAAGTTTCGTTGATAGCGAAACATTATCGGGATGAGTTAAAGCGCATGCAGGGCTTGAGGCAGGGCGGAATAGTTGGGCGGCTGGAATTTTTGTTGGCCCCGCAGTGCCCGGACATTGACACGCCGACGTGGCGAATGGCTATGGGAGACGACGCATGACGCTTTACACCGGCTCGGGCTCACTGCCGCGTCCGGATGTCTGGACTGTGGAGCACTTCGCATGACATGGCACGCAATCCAAGGCGGTTACAACCAGCACCCGTATCAGGTGCGCTGGGTGTCCGGAGGGAAATGGCTTGCGCGGTTCAACCATGGCCGGGGCATGCCGGAGCACCTGGGTACATTTGCCACCGCGAACGAGGCCAAGGCGGCGTGCGAGGGCATCGCATGGGCAAGGCGGAAGAGTGGCGGGGCTGCGGGTGGGGTGACAAATGAAGCCGGGCGACAAGATGTACAAACCAGACGAGCGCATCAGCATCCTCGCCAACTGGCCGCAAAACATGTCCGCCTACAAGTACGCCGAAGTCTGCGGCGTCCACCACACCACGTTGAGCCGCTGGGCCAATGGCTCGCAAAAGACGCAGCGCGAGCGGTGGAATGAGCGAATGGCCAATCGGATGGCCGAGTACAGGAGCCTGCGGGCCGAAGGGCTGACGCGGCACAAAGCCTGTCTGGCGATGGGCCTGAATCACATCACGGCCAGGCGCTGGGACGGCGAATGAGCTACGAGCTGGGACGAGAGCGGGCCGAGAACTGGCAACGGTGGGCGCTGAACGACGACGCCAAACTGGGCTACCCCAAAGTCTGCGCCTGGGCGAAGCAGTACCAGCCTGAAGCCGGGGACATCTGGGACGGCGAGCGACTGGTGCTGATTGACGAACGGCAGGCACTGGAGACGGACGAGCGCATCAGGGCATTACCGATTGAGCTTAACCGGGTTGTGCGTGGCCGCTACCTGCACCGGCTCACCGTTGAGCGCATGGCGAAAGCCGAAGCCGTCACGCGGGCGACAATCGAGGGCAGGCTCGAGCAGGCGTTGATTAGGCTTGGCGGGTAGGTGAAGTAGCAAATCGTTGTCCGCGCCCCTTGCCTGAACTAGCCTAACCGCGGGCGAAGTTGCGCCCAAAATCAGCCCGCCGAGTGCGGGTTTTTTCGTTTCTGGACGGGCTACCCCGCAATGAAACTGCAAGAAAGAGAAAACGCCAATTTCCGCGACTTTGCCGACCTTGAGCAGACCGCTGCACTGAGTCACAGCCTGACCAGCAAGCACGAATCTGATCGAGGCGGACGAAAGAGCAAGCGGCGTTTGATCAACCTTCAGACCGTCGCCGAAGTTCTACAAGCTGAAGGGCTGGACCCGACCCGCGAGATTATCGGGGTGCTGCCCTTTCTTGAGCCGGAACTGAAGGCGCGCGTTTTGCTTGAGTTGCTGCAATACACTCAGCCCAAGTTGAAAGCCGTGGAAATGAACATCACGGCGGATGTGACGCAGTACGTTGCCGAGATTCCCGCCGTCGTCAGTAACGCGGAATGGCAGCGCCTGCACGCCGTCAATTAGTCGTCTGGTCGCCGCAACCTAGACAAGCGGCGTTCATAAGCTGCCCCATATTTGAGGTCTTTTTCGGCGGGGCACGTGGCGGCGGGAAATCGGACGCGCTCTTAGGCGAATGGCTGGCCCACGCGGCGAGATACGGCAAAAACGCTATTGGTCTGGTCGTCCGGCGTGAGCGGACGCAGTTGCTGGAGCTGATCGAGCGCAGCAAGGCCATTTACTCCCGGTTAGGGGCTAAATGGCACGAGCAGGACAAGGTCTGGCGATTCCCTGACGGGGCGCGTTTGCGTTTTGCGTACTTGGAAAACGACCGAGACGCGGACAATTACCAAGGCCACAACTACACCCGCGTTTACGTCGAGGAAGCGGGGACGTTTCCAAGCCCTGCGCCTATTTTCAAGCTGATGGCGACGCTGCGGAGCGGCGCAGGCGTGCCGTGCGGGATGCGGTTGACGGGGAATCCCGGCGGCCCAGGTCACCATTGGCTGAAAGCGCGGTTCATCGACCCGGCCCCGCAGGGCTGGAAAGTGCTGTCGGAGGATTACGGCGGCATTAGGCGGGAGCGAATCTATATCCCGTCCCGAGTCGCAGATAACGCGTTTCTTGGCGACGAATACGTTGCCAATTTGCAAATGTCCGGCAGTCCTGAGCTGGTGAGGGCGTGGCTTGAGGGCGACTGGTCTGTAATTGCGGGCGCGTTCTTTCCTGAATTCAGCCTTGAGCGGCATGTGGTCAAGCCGTTTGAGATACCGGCTCACTGGCTGCGATTCAGGGCAATGGACTGGGGTTCTGCGGCGCCGTTTTCCGTGGGTTGGTATGCCGTTTCGGACGGGCAGGAAATTGACGGGCGTTATTACCCGGCAAATGCGCTGATCAAATACCGCGAATGGTACGGCTCAAGTGAGCCAAACGTCGGCTTGAAGATGACCGCCGAAGAGGTAGCCGACGGCATTCTGGCCCGCGAAAAAGAGCCCGTTCGTTATTCGGTTGGTGACCCCGCCATGTGGCAAGTCGACGGCGGGCCAAGCATCGCGGAACGCATGCACAAGCGAAAAGTTACGCTGCTGAAGGCGGACAACAGCCGTCAAAACGGGTGGGACCAAGTGCGGCAGCGGCTTAAAGCCGGGATGCTGGTGTTTCTCAACACTTGCACGGACACCATTCGCACGCTGCCGGCTTTGCAGCACGATCCGAGAAAACCCGAAGACGTGGACACTGACGGCGAAGACCACGCGCCAGACGAAACGCGCTATGCGTGCATGTCGCGCCCGTGGACAGTGCCGAAACCGGACGGTAAGCCACCCCGCTGGCCGCAACAGCAGACGATTAACGAATTGATCCGCCGACAAACACGCAAGCGGATGGAGGAAGCCTGATGGGCGACGTAGCGATTTCTGGCCGACTGGCTGGCACTACCCTGAATAACGGCATCGAGACGCTACAGCGGGCTGTGGTTGGCTCTGACGGCAGCCAGTGGACGATTGAGCAGGGCGTCATCGCTGGGGAACGCCAGCAGCAATCGACAACTGGGGCCGACCATCTGGCCGTGGCGTCTGAGTGGGCGACCAAGTTGATGGCCTGGAATGGATCGCTCGCGGCTCGCACGATTTACGACGGCCCCTGCCTTGTCGCTGGGTTCGAAGTGTTCGCGGCGATGAGCGCGCATGCGTCGGATTTTGAGGACAACGGTGTAAGCCGCTATCCGATTCCTGCCTCACGCGGTGTCGGCACATACACATTCCCCGGCCCAATCATCTTTGAGTTCAATGCAATCTGGGACCCCGGCTCCCTGACAGGTGGTCAGATTCTGGTTTTTTATCGTCCGCTCGCCCCTAACGTCAAATGGGCCTACTGATGAAGCGCGCCGTCCCGTTTGACTGGTGTGGGTTTCGCGGCCAAAGCGCTGATAGCCAGAACGTCTATGGGCTGTCCATTACGCAAGCGGCGGCGGTGCGTGCGCCGTGGTCAAACCTGGACGACCAGACGGTAATTTTTCAGCAGGCTGGAACGCTGGTCGAGCGAGTTTGGGCGCTTGGGGAAGCGGGGTGGATCTGGTGCTTGGTTGAAACAACCGCCACCAGTGTCTACACGCTGTATCTTTCAAAGGATTACGGCGCGACGTGGGAGCTTGCGTATCAGTTCGACACAGCAGATAAATATCTGCTGGTGGACGGGCTGACAATTGGCTATCCAAACGGCGTCCGGACGTTCGCATTAGCCGAATATTACACGGGTGCATCCGCTCCCTTATTCGTCGCAACGTCCACAAACGGCACGACTTGGACAACCGCTGCGACAATCACGGGCGGCACTTCAAGCAACATTCGGCATTTCCATTGCGTGACGTGGAATCAATACAACAACCAATGGATACTCGGCGCGGGTGATACCGACGCCCAGTCCATGATCTTGTCGACTGCTGACCTGTCTTTGATCACAAACAGCACGCCCGCAACGTTGGCTACAATCCCCGGCCTAAAAGTGGCAACGGGACAACAGCGGTTCCGGCCAATCTCGGTTTTGATTACGCCGACGCATCTGTTTACGTGCGCTGATGTGATTACAGGAGACGAAAAGGGAATCTGGCGCATGCCCCACGATTTGTCGTGGAGCGAGCGCGTCGATTACGCGGATGGGCGCTACGAGACAGGCTCTAGTCGCTCGGATGGCTGGTCTGGCCTTATTCATGACGGCCAAATTTTTTTTACAAATTTCCTGCAAAACGCGCAGTCGGGGCGACAACACCTAGAAATTTACAGCGCCAGCGTTGGCGATGATGGCCCCGGCGCGTGGCGAGAGATTGCCCGATATTACTGTCGAGCGGGCACTTCTGCGGCTAATACCGGGTTCTTCGCGCATGGCGGACGGTTTGGGCTGTCATCTAACGGCGGATGCGGAAAAATGCAGGGCGATACCGCATTTTTCACGCTGGGCACGGAATTTTGCGATGACCAAACAGGCGTGCTTGCGCCTGGCACAAACACAGTCCAATACATCCCGGACACGATTCACCCGGTTTTTTGGGTTGGAGGCGGCTCAAACAGCAATACAGGATTCAGCCCGCGTGCCGCTTACGGCACGCTGCAATACGCATTGACTGGCAGCGCTGGCTCCGGGAACAGAACTATCTCTTCAATCACCGAAGCCGCAGGCATAGCGACGGTGACGACCGCGACGGCGCACGGTTACGCAGTGGCCGACCGCGTGACGCTGGCCGGTAACACGCCTGCGGCCTACAACAATACCTATCATGTAGCCAGCACACCATCGGGCACGCAATTCACGATTCGCGTGCCCTCTGGCACTGGCAATGGGACTGTGCTCGGAACCGTCAATAGTTCCTTTTCGGCTGTTCCGTTTGGCGCGTGCGTATGGCTTAATCCCGGCGCGCATGTCATTTCAGATTCGATTGTCGCAAGGCTCAACCAGTACGCGACAACGCCAAGCGGGGCGCTATCCCAGTTTGGATTTGAAGGAGAATCTGTGCACTTCGTCCAGATTCGTGCGGCTGAAAAATCTCAGGTTCAGATTTCTAATACGTCTGCAAGCCAGAATTATCTAATCCAGCTCAACACGACAACCGATTGGCTGGTAATGGACAGCGTGTCCATCTCGTACGACCGCAACGTTACGTCGGCTCGTGTCCTTGAGCCTGCCGCCGTCGCTGCGAGGGTGTGGAGCAGGGATTGCGTGCTGGGAGATGCAGCGTTGTCGAGCGGGTTTTTCCGAAATGGCGCGTCCAACAACGCCACGCACCGAAGCTGGCGCTGCCTGTATCGGGGCGATGGAACTGCGCTGACGACTGGTGCGGTCGATGTGTCTGGAAACTCAACATACATCGCGGAATCGTGCTATTTCGCAAACACGCATTCTCCAGTGTTTCTGCGGACAGTGGGCGCGGGAATCATTGCGATGGGTTGCACGTTCTATGGCTGGTTGAACAGAGCCGTGCAGGCGAGTGCAGTCAACGGAAGCTCGTTCAAACTGATTGGCAACGTTTTCGCAAACATATCGGGCACGAACGCTGCGGTGGATAGCAGTAGCGGCACTTTCTCGACGCAATTCTCGGTTGAATACAACCTGATGCAGCGCACTGGTTTGCAGACGCGGGACAGAAGCTCAACGAATATCGACATGCAGGTGCTTGGCACCGCGCTCTCGGACTATTTTGAAGGAGACAGTCCTGCAAATCCGCCCAAAGCGGGATCTGCGCTTGTTGACGCAGCGGGCGCATTTATAGGCTCAATTGATTTTAATTCGACGCCGCGCAACAACCCGTCCTCAATCGGTTGCATCGAGCGTCCGGCAATTGATCGTCGTTCCGGGGCCAATCGGCGCCTTGGCTAGTTGAAAATGGAAAACACCCTCGAACGCCCCGCTGACTTAGGCGAGGGCTCAGAGGCGCTCGCCCGTCGCTGGAAACTTGAACTCAAGCTGTCCGGTAAACGCGATGCAAACTGGCGCAGAAAAGCTGCCGACGTTCTGAAGCAGTACACGCCGGAGAACCCTGCCGCGAACAGCTTTAACGTTTTGTGGACGAACACCGAAACCCTCAGGCAAGCTTGCTACAACAGCCT